GTTGTAGGCTATGGTGCTGTATTCAACTCAATGTCTAATGACTTAGGTGGATTTAGAGAGTTTATAGCTCCTAATGCTTTTGAAGGTAGATTAGAAGATGATGTGCGTTTTTTAATAAATCACGATGCTAACTTAATACTAGCTAGAACAACTAACGGAACTCTAAGACTATCAGTCGATGAAAAAGGATTAAGATATGAGGCTGATATGCCTAACACTTCAACAGCTAGAGATTTGATGGAACTTCTAAAGAATGGTACTATTAGTCAATCTAGCTTTGCATTTACTGTTGAAGAAGATAGTTGGGAAGTAAAAGACGGAATGAATATCAGGACTATTGATAAGGTTTCTCAACTTTACGATGTAAGTTCGGTCACATATCCAGCTTACAATAGTGCGAGTAGTTCTGTTGCTTTACGTTCTATGAAAGAATGGCAAGAAAAAGAAGAAGCTAAAAAACTAGAAGAAAGTTTAGAAGCTGAAAAATTAGAGGGTATAAAAGAAGAAGAAGATTTGAAACAACGCTCCCTCAATGAAATGCGTTTAAAAATCTTGAAAAATAAATATTAATATTAATTTTCTATAAAATGAAAACATCAAAACTTTATAAAGAAGAAAGAGCTGAGGTTATCGAAAAGATGGAAAGTCTAGTATCTTCTGCTGAAGGTCGTGATATGACATCTGATGAGCAAGTTAGCTTTGATTCTTTAAATGAAAAAGTAGAGGAGTTAAATAAGATGGCTGTAAGAGCTGAGTCTTTTGAGAAACTTCAAGCTACTAAGGCTGTTAAAGAAGTAACAGAAAACACTCCAAAAGAAGTGAGAGACTATTCTTTCCAAGATGCTATGAAAGCTGCTTACTCTGGAAAGCTAGAGGGCTTAGTCAAGGAAATGGATTCTGAAGCGCGTAATGAAGCACGTTATACTGGACAAATGTATAAAGGTATAGCAATACCAACTTCTGTATTAGAAGCAAGAGCTGTAACAACTTCTAACGTAAACGAAGTTGAAACTATGAGTTTCACAGACCAGTTAGAAGCTAACTTAGTTTTAGCTAGTGCTGGTGCTAACTTTTACTCAGGAGTTAAAAATATGAAGTTTCCAGTTATAAGTGGTATTACTACTACTTTCGTTGGTGAGACTGGTGGTTCTGTTTCTGCTGCTGGTTCTGCTTCAAGCTTAACATTATCTCCACAGAAATGTATCTCTATTGTTGAGATTTCTGCTGAGGCAATGACTCAAAATGCTGGTATAGAGGCTGCAATCCGAAGAAATATGGCTGCATCTGTTGCTGCTCAATTAGAGAAGAACTTATTAGCTGCTGCTGATAACTCAGATGGTGGACCACAATCAATCTTAGCTGATGCTGCTGATGGTGGTGCTACTCTTGATGCTGCTGCTCTTTTAGCTATGGAATCAACAGTTTTAGGTAATAATGTACCTTTATTAGGTGGTAGATTTGCTTATCTTTGTAATTCTGACGCTTTAGCTGTAATTAAAGGTTTAGCTCAAGTTGCATCTGTTTCACCAATCTATGACAATAGAGATAAGACTATCAACTCTTACTTTAGTTTTGTATCTTCAAACGTAGGTAACAAAGCAAGTAATTTTGATTCTGTATTATTCGGTGATTTCTCAAGAGTACACATTGCACAATTCGGTGGTTTAGATGTATTGTTTGACCCATATACTTCTGCTGCATCTGGTGTAGGAAGAATGATTGCTACTTCATTAGTTGATGGTAACGCTGTTGACAATGGAACTGCATTTGTAGAAATTCAAACTACATCTTAATTTATTATTTTAACGGAGGGGTTTAATCGCCCCTCCATTAATTTTTTTTAAATGGAATATAACAACTTCAACTTTAACACCTTAAGAGGTACTGACTATGTACCCTATGGTAAGCTAGTTTTAAAGACTGGTCCATCATCAACGGTAATATCATTAGCTGAGGCTAAGACATTTTTAAGAATAGACTCAGACTATGACGATGACGATAGTTATATCACGTCATTGATTAATGTTGCAACTGGTGTAGTTGAGGAATTTACTAGACGGAGATTAGTTACACAAACATTTAATATTTTTTATGATGAGTTTCCTCCTTTCATTGACTTACAAGTAGGTGAGGTTGCTAGTGTTACTCACATTAAGTATTATGATACCAACAATTCATTACAAACTTTAGCAGCATCAAATTACGATGTTGATACAAAGATAAGACCCGGAAGAATATATGAATCAGAAAATGGAGACTTTCCAGATACTTTTGAAAGACCTAACGCTGTTGAAGTTGAGTTTGTTGTGGGTGGTGCTGCTAGTGATGTTCCAGCTCCAATAATACAAGCTATTTACGTCATTGTTGGCCGTTACTTCGAAAATCGCCAGGACGTTGTTATGGGAACTCAAGTAAATGAACTTCCATTGATGGTAGATCACTTATTAACTCCTTATAGATTGCTAGAACTATGATAATCGGCAAACTAGATAGAAAGTTAAAACTTTATAAAAGCACGTTTACTACTGATGAATATGGTGCAAGAGTGGTCAATAATAGTACTTTTGTGACTATATATGGGAGCTTTGATTTTAAAAGTGGTGATACTAAATATGATGCTGACGCATTAATTAACAAAGAAATGATAGAATGTCTAGTAAGATTTAGAACAGACATTGGAGTAAGTCCACAATATGCTTTAACTTTTGGAACAACTGTATATTCAATAAAAAGCATTAAAGAAGTTGGAAGAAAAGATAAATTAATACTTAAATTGGTGGAAACCGATGCTCAAGATTTAACGGTATAATGGCAATAGGAACAAGTAAAGTATTAAGAGGCAATCAAGGTGGTCACGCTGGTTTTGTTACTGCTACCATAAATCAAGCAGAACTAAAATCTTTGATTAAGGACTTAGAGAAACTTAATATGTCTGATAGTAAAAACAAAACACTATTAAGACAAGGTATGCGTAAAGCTGCAAAACCATTATTACAAGAGCTTAAAAACATTGTACCAGTTAAATCTAAACAACTTAGAAAATCTTTAGCTATAATCAATGGTAAAAATAGAAGGGGAGCTCCTCCTAGTATTTTTGTAGGACCAAGAGTAAAAAAATCATTTGCTGCTATGGATAAAAGTGGATTTTATTTCTATTTCTTAGAATATGGTTTTAGAGGAATACCAGGTCTTAGAATGTTAGATAAGGCTGCTGCTAGTAAACGCAACACAGCTATCAATAGCGTAATATCTGAAATAAAAAAAATTATTGATAAAAGAATGAAATAATGGATGTTGGCAAAGCAGTTTTCAAAATATTAATAGATGATGCAGATGTTTTGGCATTAGTTTCTGAGTCTGGCACAAATACTAGAATATTTCCAAGTCGTTATGACTTTCCAACAAATGTTCTACTTCCATATATCACATATCAAGTAGTATCAGACGAGCCTAATAACACAAAAAATGGAGTAAGCACTTATGACTATGTAACTGTTCAAGTAAGCATTTATGATATTCGTTATAGTAGTATGATTGATTTAGCTGGTAAAGTAAGAACAGCCTTAGACTATACAAGTGGAACATTCAGAGGGGTTATAGTGAATAAAATATTTTTTCAAAACCAGAATGAAACTTTTGATGACTCTGCTGGTGAACAAGGGTTTTACGGAATAGTACAAGATTATAGATTTAACATAAATAGATAGGTATGTATAAAGTAAAGATAAAAAAAGACATTGAATGTCGAGGAGTAGAATACAAAGAAGGCGAATCTTACAAAGTGGTAAGAACAGTCTTTAATTTTCTTAGACATAACAATGCAATAGACACAACAAAGAAAAAATCTAAAAAGAAGGAAACTTCAAAGGATTTAGATATTAGCTAATTATAAATTTAAAATTAAAAGATTATGGCAATTTTTAACGGAACTGATCTGGTGCTTACGGTAAGTCCTAGTGATGGAGGTGCGAATGCTAAACTTATGCACTCGCAAACGGTATCGTTATCTATTAACGTAGATACGATAGATGTCTCGACTAAGGATAGTTCGGGATTTAGAGATTTAATAGGTGGTCAAAAGTCTTTCAGTCTTTCGGCTGATGGTCTAATGGACTTCGCTGGTGTAGCTGGTGACACAGAACCAGATGAGTTATTTACACAAGCTATGAATAGAACAGCAGTTACTTTTGTATTTGGTTTAGCTTCTCCAGCATCTGGAGACTACACTTATAGTGGCTCTGGTTTTATTACAAGTATTGAGTTCTCTGCTGGTACAGAAGATGCTCCAACTTATTCAGTATCTATTGAAGGAACTGGAACATTAACTCAGAACGCAATTTAATAATTTCTTTGTTGGTTGGGGATTGAGCTTCGGCTCGTCCTCCAACTAGCAAATTTAAAACCAACAAGATATGTATGAAGTAGTTATAATAAACGGAAAAGATTACCCAGTAAGATTCGGAATGAACTCATTGAGGTTATTCTGTAAAGATACTAATAGAAGTTTAGCTGACTTAGATAAGCTAGGAGATGGAATAAGTTTAGACGATGCTTGTTATTTAATTCTAAATGGAATAAAAGACGGATCTAGGGTGAGTGGTCAAGAATGTTCTTTAAGTGTTGATGATGTCGCAGATATGTTAGATGAAGATTTTGAGGCTTTGAATAAAGTGTTAGAAATATTTTCTAGTCAGTTCTCAGCTAAATTCGAGACAGAGGGAAACGTGAAAGCTCCGAAAGGGGCGAAGAAAAAGAAGTAACTTGGGATAAGTTAGAGGCTGTTGCTTATGGTCTCGGTTTATTACCTAAAGACTTTTGGAATCTAACTTTTCACGAGTTTTTATGTACTCAAAAAGGCATAAACGACAAAATAGAAAGAGAACAACAATGGGAATGGGAACGAGTTAGATGGTTGGCTTGTGTAAATTTACAACCACATACTAAGAAAGGACAGAATCTAACTCCTCAAATGCTGATTAAGTTTGAATGGGAGAAAAAGAAAAGAAAGACCGACATCAACAAACAAAGAAAGAGAGCAGAATATGTTAAAAAGAAATATGAATTGCTAAATAAAGACAATGGCACAAAAAACCCTTAGTATAAAATTATCTCTTAATGATAAGCAATTTCAAAGCAATTTAAAAAAAGCTACTAGGTCAATGAAAAAATTTGGCAGTTCTATGAAAAGGACTGGTCAAACATTATCAAGGAATCTAACTTTACCTTTATTAGCTTTTGGAGCAGCTAGTGTTAAGGCTTTTGATACTCAACAAAAAGCTATTGCACAAGTAGAGGCTGGACTAAGAAGCACTGGACAAGCTGCTGGTTTTACTTCTAAGGAGTTACAGAAAATGGCTTCTGACTTACAAGGTAAGACTTTATTTGGTGATGAGGTTATTTTAAAAGATGCAACTGCACAACTTTTAACCTTTACGAATATTAGTGGAGAGCAATTTGCAAGAACTCAGAAAGCTGCATTAAACTTAGCGACTAGACTAGATGGAGATTTAAAGTCTGCATCAATACAACTAGGTAAAGCATTAAACGATCCAGTTGCTAACTTATCCGCTCTTAGTCGTAGTGGTATTCAATTCTCTCAAGACCAAAAAGAGGTAATAAAGTCACTGGCTGAGTCTGGTAGATTAGCAGAGGCACAAACTATAATACTTGATGAATTAGAAAAGCAATATGGTGGAGCAGCTGAGGCTGCTAGACTAGCTGGTCTAGGACCATTTCAAGCATTACAAATGATATTGAGTGATTTATCTGAGGAGTTTGGAGCTATAATAATGGAAAACTTAGAGCCATTTAGAGCTAAAGTGGAACAGATAACTAAATTTCTACAAAACTTAACAGACGAACAAAAAAGGACATTACTTTCCTTTGCTGGTTATGCTGCTGTTATTGGACCAGCTTTGTTTATAGTAGGTAAATTGACAATGGCTATTGGTGGATTGATAATGAATCTCAAAATGTTGACTATTTTTATGGTTACAAATCCATTTATTGCACTAGGTACAGCCGTAGCTGGTTTAGTTTCAATAATGGGTTTTGCTATACTAGACACAGAGAAGTTTATAAAGACAGCTTTAAAAATGGGTATGGTTGGAAGATTCATAGCTAAAGTAGTTTTATCAGCTTTGTCTGCAATAAATCCAAAATATGTAGCCTACTTAGCTGTTATATCCGATGTAAGTGAGGAGCTTGATGAACAAGAAAAAAATTTAAAAGACTCAACAAAAGAAGTCAATGCTAATAAGGATGCAGTAGACAAACTGACTAAATCAATATCTAATTTAAATATTGATACTAGTAAAGTTGTAGATATAAAAGTCAACAAAACATTAGAGGAAATATCATTACCTAAAAGTGGTACAGCACCAATAACAGATGCACCCATACAAAATGATCCATTAAAAAATATTTTAGACTCTGTAAAGTCTTTAAATAAACAAGATTCTTTGATAACAGTACCTTTATTTAAAAAAGGTCTTTCAGTAGAAGTGGATGAGTTTAGCAATTTAATGAGTAACATAAGCACAATACAAGAAGAATTGAGTCAAAGTTTCAATAGTTTTGGTAATGTTTTACAAGGTACTTTTGCTCAAGCCTTACAAAGTTCTGATGGTTTCTTTAAGTCTTTTGTAGAAGGTTCTAAAAAAGCGATGACAGCTTTATTAGCTCAACTAGCTGCAACTCTTGCTCTAAATGCTTTATTAGGTGGCTTTGGTTTTGGTCAAGCTCTAGGATTTAAAGATATTGGAGGTGCTGGAGGAATAGGCAAACTATTAAAAGGATTGCCATTTTTTAATAATGGTGGTATGGTAACTGGAGCGACTTTAGCTATGGTTGGAGAAGGCGCAGGAACATCAATGGCAAATCCAGAAGTCATCGCCCCATTAGATAAATTAAAATCTATGATTGGTGTTAATGGTAGTGGAGCTGTTGAAGTATTTGGAACAATAAGTGGACAAGATATTTTATTAAGTTCAGATCGAGCAAGAAATAACAGAACAAGAACAAGAGGTTATTAATGGCAATAGATAATAGAATACAATATAAATTTAAAAGCGATAGAGGTACTTTTTATAGACTTACAATCATTGATACTATAAGTTCAACATCAACTCTTTTTGATGATGTTTTTGCTAATAATGAGGGTTTTAGATTGAGTTATGAAACTAACGATGATGATAGATTTACTGGTTTAATACCATCTAAAGTTGATTTTAGTTTTTTTATTGATGATAATTCTGGTAACGGAACACCAAGCAATATAACCACAATAGTGAACTCTATTAAAACATCAGACTATAAAAAGTGGCAATTAAAAATTGAAAATTCTGATGACGATTCAACTTATTACTTATTTTGGGCAGGTAATTTGCTAAATGACATAAACGCTGAAGGTGATATTTCTCTACCAAGAGAAATTAAACTAACTGCTATTTGTGGTCTCGGTGCTTTAGAAAATATACCTTTTAATGAAGAGGTGGTATATGATTTCGATTCAACTTATACTGCCTACCGATATATATATAACTCCTTGACTACTGATGTTGATACTGAAAATAACTGGGGATCAAGTGATAGATTTATTAGAACAGTTGTTGATTGGACACCATATCCAGCACAAAGAACACAAAATAGAGATCCACTAAACCTCTCAAGATTCAAGTGTTCTGCTTACGCTCCA